CACCACCGGGCCGCGGCGCTTGACCTCGGCCTCTGCCTCGAGCCAGCGCCGCCAGATCACCACGTAGCGGGCGAGCGCCCCGGCATCGAGTTCTGTCATCACTCCGTGCCGCGCCAGCAGCTGGGCCAGTTCCGTGAACTTCGCAGCGGCCGCATCGTCGAGGTGATCGGGCGGCGGCGGCACCGCCACGACGGGCTGCGGCTCGGCGGGGTTCATCCGGTGCGGCCGCGCCGTGCCCTTCACCAGCTTCAGCTGCGTCGGAAGGGGTTTGCGGCCAGCCATGATCCTGATGTCCCTCTTTCCGCATTGCGAGTGGCAGCTGGACACGCCATCTCGTAGGCATGTGCAATCTCTACAGCCAGACTCGTGCCCAAGAGGCGATGCGGCAGCTATTTGCCGCCGTGGACAAGCTCGGCAACCTTCCTGCCCAGCCGGAGATTTACCCCGACCAAATGGCGCCGATCGTTCGGATCGGCCTGGACGGCGAGCGCGAATTGGTCAGGGCCCGATGGGGACTGCCATCACCGCCCTCGGTCCTGAAGACCGCCCGTGACCCTGGGGTCACCAACGTCCGCAACACCGGCTCGCCTCACTGGCGCCGTTGGCTCGGGCCGCCACACCGCTGCCTCGTGCCACTGACAGCCTTCGCCGAGCCGCGCGGCAAGGGAGAGGGCAACCAGTGGTTCGCGCCAGCGGACGGACGGTCCGTCGCATTCGCCGGCATCCATGTCCCGGGTTGGACCTCGGTTCGCAAGGTCAAGGATGGTCCGACCACGGACGACCTTTTCGCGTTCCTCACCACCGCCCCGAATGCTGAGGTCGCAGCGGTCCACCCCAAGGCGATGCCGGTGATCCTGACCGAGCCTGCCGAGTGGCTGACGTGGATGTCCGCGCCCTGGAGCGAGGCACGTTTACTGCAGAGGCCCTTGGCGGATGGTGCGCTGGAACTTGTCGACGGTGCCGCCTGATACCTCGTGGTGATGAGGACCGAATCCTGCGTTTGATCGTGCGGTTGCAAACGGTGCCAAGGTGATCGAGGCCATGACGGAAAAGGGCGATGGAGATCGTCGCGGCAGCGTTCGCGCCCCCGATGGAACACAGTGGTACCTGTTGCGGCAGGTCAGTGCGGACTGAGCGTTGGGAAGGACAGCGACCTACTACCTCCCCAACCGTTCAAACAACCGCCGCAAGGTGAACGATCGAGCGAGGCTCACCGCCGTGAACACCGCCCCGATCCTCATGTTCTGCGCCAGAGTCGGATTCCAGCCGAACTGCGGGAAGATCAGGATCTGCGTGACGACGGCCACGCCATAGCCGACGAGCACGTTGGCCAGCGACTCGACCAGCGACATGGTGCGTGACTGACTCATGCGGCGTCCTCCTCGTCCTGATCTATCGCGCCGAGGCGCTCGACCGTCACCTCGGCGAAGGTCCGGCCGTCGCCATCGAGGATCGCATCCTTCCCTGTCTCGGCCTGCCAGCGCTCAACGGCGACATCGACATAGGCCGGGCTGATCTCAATCGCGAAGACGCGGCGGCCGTTGGCCTCGCCCGCCATAATCTGCGATCCCGAGCCCGAGAACGGCTCGTAGCAGAGGCCGCCCCTCGCCACGTGCTGGCGCATCGGAAAGCCGAAGGCGTCGAGGGGCTTCGGCGTCGGATGGTCCGGGCGCTCCTGCTTGGCGAAGCTCGGCATCTCCCAGGTCGACGGCAGAGTCTCCTCGGCAACCTTGGGCGGGCGGTTGGGACGGCGCCAGCCCATGAAGCACGGCTCGTGTTTCCAGAGGTAGTGGGACCGGGTCAGGACTCCGCGGTCCTTCACCCAGATGATCTGCTGGTGGACGAAAGCGCCGGCCCGTTCCCAACACTGCTCCAGCATCGCCTGGCGGCGGGAGGCGTGCCAGCAGTACCATGCCGCATCCTCGGTGATGGCTTCCGCCACGGCCGCGCCGATGAACTGGTCATACAGCTCCGCCCCTTGGCTGCTGTCGTCCCAGGTGACGCCGTAGGACTGCGACCAATCCTTGTTGCGCGTCGGGTGATTGCTGCCGTCGTAATCGACCAGATATGGCGGATCGGTCGCGAACAGCACCGCCCGCTCGCCGTTCATCAGCCGGCGGACATCGTCATGGCTCGTGCTGTCGCCGCACAGCAGGCGGTGGTCGCCGAGAAGCCACAGATCGCCAGTCCGCGAGACCGGGTTCCGCGGCGGCTCGGGGATCACGACCGGCGCGGTGGATCCTTGATCGGCATCTTCGGTGCCGGCCAACAGCCGGTCCAGTTCGCCATCCTCGAAGCCCATGATGCCGAGATCGACCCCGGCGTCCTTCAGGTCGCCGAGCTCCAGCGACAGCAGCGCCTCGTCCCAACCGGCGTTGAGCGCGATGCGGTTGTCCGCCAGCACCAGTGCCCGCCGCTGGTTGTCGCTGAGCCCGGTCAGGGTGATCGTCGGCACGGTATCCATGCCGAGCAGTCGCGCCGCCAGCACCCGCCCATGACCGGCGATCAGCGTGCCGTCCTCGGCGATCAGCACCGGGTTGGTGAAGCCGAACTCGCGGATCGAACCCGCAATCTCGGCCACCTGCGCCTCGGAGTGGGTGCGCGCATTGCGGGCGTAGGGAACCAGGCTGTCGAGGGGCCGATAGGCGACCTCGAGTTCACGATCGAGCATGGATTAATTCCTTCGGATCGGGGGCTACCCCCCCCTCGTCATTTTGGCCACGGATGCAGAAAGCTTGGCGCGCGGTCCTGACGTCGAACCGCCCAGAGATCTGACCTCCCCCCGGGTCAGTCGGAGGACTCGCGCCCGGTCCGCCGATTGCCGAAGCCGCCATCCTCGGCAGCGGTCTTGCGGCTGTGGCAGGGGGCGCAGAGCGGCTGCCATCCAGTCTGATCCCAGAACCGGGTGGTGTCGCCGCGATGCGGGGTGATGTGATCGACGGTGTTGGCGGTGGTCAGGCGCCCCTGGCGCTGGCACTCGGCGCAGAGCGGGTGGTGAGCCAGAAACAGCCGCCGTTCTGCCAGCCATCGGGCTGAGCGATAGAGCGCGCGGATTGCCGGGTCGCGCTTGCGGTCGGTGTCGCGGTCACGTTCGCGCTTGTCGCGCCGCCCCACAGGGCGATGGATGGGCGGGCGCTGCGGCATGGTGCCTCGCAACGGGACAGATGCTGGAAGAACGGAACGGGTGGAGAAGACCGGGTGGCGCTCCTGGCGCTCTTCTCCCGATCATGCCCTGCTTGTAGCACGGATCTGTTGCAGGTGTCGAACAGGAATGTGTTGCAACACTCTGGACTCACGACGCATTCAGCCGCGCCGCGATCTTCGTGAGCGCCAGCTGCCAGCGTCGCCACGCCGTCGTCCGGTCGCAACCCAGCTCGCCGGAGATGACCTTCCATGGCACCCGCGCCGCCCGCGACCAGATCAGCTTGCGTTCGGTCTCGTTGATCCAGAGTGCCCAGTCGAAGGTGCGTTCAAGCGCCGAGATCGCCTGCGCCGAGGGCACCACCCGCATCGGCTCCGGCTCCATCGCCGCGATCTCGCGGGCGCTGCGCAGGATCTGCGGCCAGTGGCTGCCGTGACCGCGCGGGGCAGCGGAGGGGAGCCTGCGCAAGGTGCGGAACGCCTCGGCGAAGTGATCGGCGACATCGTCGGCAGTCCAGTTGCGCTCAACCATCGCCGCGCCCTCCCTCACTAGCGCAGGGGCCGTAGAGCTTGCGTCCCAGTTGCGCGACCATCTCGCGCTCCGGCCAGGTCAGGCGCGGATCGTCCAGGCTGACCGCCAGCAGGCCCATGTCCTGCCAGCCGTCGCGCTTGACCTCATCGGGGCTGCGCCGCGTGCCGCCGTAGCCAGGGGGCGTGTAGCGCATCGTCGTCAGTTTCATTCGGGCCATCGTCTTCTCCTGTCGTTCTGGCCGCAGTGGTCGGGTGAGGCAGAGACGAAAGAGAACGGCGGACCGCGGGCACGGACGTCACGGATGGGGGGCTCGGCCCCGAGGCCGGCCCTCCCATACGTAGTATGGGGGGTCCCGTTGTTCGTCCTCCAAAGCGGGTAAGTCTCTGTAGCAAAACAGGAAAAGAGGACGAACAGAGGTCGAACAAGAGGACGAACATGTTCGTCCTCGTCCTGCCCTAATACATTGATTTTGCAGGATTGAGGACGAACAACGGGGGAGGACGAACATGTTTGTCCTGAGGTCGAACAAGAAATCCTGGAGGACGAACAACCGCGGTCGAGGACGATTTCACGCATGGTCGTCCTCCGGATCGGGCCAGTCGCAGGGGTCATCCAGCTCCATGCAGAGGCCGTTGGCGGGCGACTTGTAGTGGCTGGCAACGACCGGTTTGCCGGTCGACAGCACCTCGCCGGTCTCCGGATCGACCTGCGCTTCGCTGCCGAACACCATGCCGTGGACGCAGAGATATCCGAACCTCGAGCGAACGACCTCGTGGCCGAATTCGGTGCCGTCGCGCAGGAAGCGGATATAGCCCTTGGTGCTCAGCACATTGATCCGGTCACGAATCGTCGACTGGCTGCCAAGGCCGAACTGGTTCTCGAACGCCTCGCGGAACTGCGTCGACGTATAGAGCCGCCCCTCGGCGGCCTCGGCGAGCAGGATCGAGAGGATGACGTCGCGCTTGCGATCCCGCTCGGCATCGTGACGGGCGCCCATTTCCTGGCCGACGACGCGTTCGAAGAGCCGGCTGACCTCAACCCATGTGCCCCCGATCTTGTCGACCAGCTTCGGCTCAAGCGCCGGTCCGTTGCGCAGTTCGATCTCGAGGCGACGGGCGGTGCTGTCCTCGTTCGGGCGGTGCAGGATTAGGCCCGTGGTGTAGTAACCCCGGAGCGCGCTGGCGCCGGAGAGGGCCAGGAAAGGATCGTCCTTCACCTGCTGCTTCGAGAGCTTCTTCGTGTGGTGGACGAGGATGACACCGGCATCGGGATTGACCGCCGCCTGCAGCGCCTCGACGCGCTCCCGCAGGAAGAACATCATCGCGCTGTTGTCGTTCTCGCCGGCGCTGCTGCCGTTCGGCCCCGTCGGCCCGCCGTCGAAGACGTTCCGGATCGGATCGATGCAGATGATATCGGGCGGGCTCTCGGGAAAGGCGCTCCGGATCGCCTTAAGCACGCGGGTGACGCCACCGTGGTCGAGCAGCAGCTTCAGCCGCGGGGTGGCCACAAAGCCGTCACGGGCGGCAACAAGGACTGCGGATGGCAGGCCGATCTGGTGGAGGCGCTCGCGCAGGTAGTGATACTGCAGCTCGGCCTGCAGGTAGAATACCCGCAGCGGCCGTGGCGGCGTGAAGCCGAGGAACGGCACGCCGGCAGCCATGTGGACGAGCCAGGAGATCAGGAAGTCGCTCTTGCCGACCTTGGGCGCTCCGCCGAGGACGAGCAGCCCGCCCGGGGTCAGCACGCGAGGCGCGATGATGTCGTCGGGCAGCGCGCTGCGGTCATCGAGCAGCTGGCCGAGGCTGAAGCAGGCGAGCGGGCCTGTCGGCGCCTCCTGCCGCGGCGGCTGCGCAGGTCCGTTGCGTTCGAGATGACGCTGCCACAGCCGACGCGTTTCGGCCTTGAGCCGATCCTCGGGCCACGGTGGCTGCAGCATCGCGGCGTTGTAGCCGCAGATCGCTTCCCAGGCCTCGTCGAGGCTCAGGCGGCCTTCGTGGGCTTGGCGGAGGTAATAGCCGATCGCGGCGCTGGCCCCGTGGAACCGCGTCCAGTCATCCTGCGCGCCCTCGCGCACCGGCGTGGTCAGGACGTCGTCGATCGGGGGCTTGGTGCCGGTGTTGAACTCCAGGGGCGTGCGGGATCGGGACGTCTCCGCCAAGGCCGGCATGGCCGCGACGCGCGCCTCGAACTCGGTCAGATCGACCTCAATGGGCTGCTGGTCGACGATCCGGACCTGCGCCGTCCGTCCATATTTGCCATGGATCGTCCCCGGCACCCGGATCGGCTGGTGAGCGGAGCCGAAGCTGTCATCGCCGCCGACCTTCAGCGCCATCGTCGCCCGAAGCCGGCAGAGCCGGGCCAGGTCCTCGCCCTCGGCCGGCTCAGTCAGCTTCCACCACAGATGCAGCTTGGGCTGTCCCGCCTCCGTCAACCCGCCGCTCTCGATGGTCAGCGTCACCGGGCCGAGGTTGCGGATCAGGTGGTCCCGCTTGGCGGAGATGTCGCCCTCGTCGAGATCGACGACCAGCGCCTGCATCTGCCGGACATGCTCAGCGCGGGCCTCGCCGTTGTGTCCGACCGTGCCGGGGATCACATAGATCGCGCGTCCGACGGACGCGGCGGCTCGCGCGGCTGTGGCGATGATCTCGGGCGCGCCCGCGTCTGCCGGGATCCAGCGCAGATCGTTCGACGGCACCGGCGTCACGCCCTTCTCGGGCAGGCCGCGCAGCGGGATCAGGCCGTCGCACCAGGAAAAGACCACGTCGACAAACAGCGCGATCTGGTCGCGATCGATGCCGGGCGCGCTCATTGCAGCCGCCCTTCGCCCGGCGCCAGATCTGCGGGCTGGACATAAACCGCAAACAGCGGCTCACCGTCGCCGTGCAGGCCTGCTGCCTCGAAGAAGTAGTACCGATCCGGGATGACCAGTTCGGTCAGTTCCCAACGCCGGTAATATCCCGGCAGGCGTTTCAGAAGATCGGGCGGCGGAACGGGCGGCAGCGTCATCGATCAGGCTCGTGAACAGGGGCTTCACCTGGTCAAAAGCCACCCCCGCACGCCGATCGGGACATTGAGGAGGGGAATAATATGTGATATCTATTGCAGCGTGTGATATCGATGGAGGCGGCCGTGGCCCAGATCGTCGTGCGACAGATCCCGGACGAGGTGCATCGCGCCCTGAAGGCGCAGGCGGCCGCCCATGGCCGGAGCGCCGAGGCCGAGCTGCGCGAGATCATCGCTCGCGCGGTTCTGCGCGAGGGCCGGCCACGTGCAGGCGATCTGATGCGCGGCATCTGGTCAGGCGCCGCGATGGACGGGTTCTCAGTCGAGCGCGACCACACCCCCGTGGAGCCGGCCTGCTTCGAATGATCATCCTTGATACGAACGTCGTCTCGGAGACGATGAAGCCGGTCCCCGAGCCGCGGGTGATCGACTGGCTCAACCGCCAGGAGCTGAGCACCCTGCACCTGAGCACCGTCAGCCTGGCCGAACTGCGGTTCGGCATGGCGCGGCTCGAGCCCGGCCGCCGCCGGGATGATTTCGAGGTTCGGCTCGAGCGGATGCTGACGGAGGTCTTTCCCGGCAGGGTCCTCGAGTTCGACGCAGCCGCGGCAAATGCCTTTGGCGTGCTCGTCGCGACGGCGGAGCGGCACGGGCGGACGGTGAGCTTCCCGGACGGCGCGATCGCCGCCATCGCTGCGGCGAACGGCTATCCCGTCGCCACCCGCGATGTCGCGCCGCTCATCGCCATGGGCGTGGACGTCGTCGATCCGTGGAAGCCGATCCCTCCTGGCCCATGATGCTGCCGCAGCGCCACCACGGCGCGCTGATAGCGCTTCCGAGCCGCGGGTTCCGACAGGCCAAACGTCATACCCATTTCGATCTGGCTGGCACCGTCCAGGGCCACGCCGAGAACCAGGTCCGCGTCCCGGCCGATGAGGGCGACGAGGTCGCGCCGCAGCTCCGCGCGCAGACGCAGTTGCTCCGCCCATGAGGGTGGCGCCTCCAGCCAGTCCGGGTCCAGCGACGGGCAGGATTGCTGCCGGGCAGTTTCTCGTCGGGCGGCACGCAGCAGGTCGCGCTCGACGTTCTGCAGCACGGTTGCTGCGATCCGGTTGACCCGGCTGAGGTCAAGCGTTCGGACTTGCTCGGTCGTTCGCGCCAGCAACTCTGACGCGATGTCATCGCGGCTGCCGACGCCCCGCCGCAGGCAGCGGCCGCGGATCGCATCCAGTCCCGGCCAGAGTGCCAGCAGTAGCATGCGGAGGGCCAGGTCAGCGATGCGGTCGTCTTGCTGCGATGCACGCACGAGGGCGGCGAGAATGGCGTTACGCGCACCGTGATCAAGGTGCCCATGATGCAGGGCGCTGAGCAATGCTGTGGGGTCGGCGTACGGCTGCAGGACCGCCTCGGCCGTGCGCATCGCACGGTAGTCGCGTTGGAACTGCAGGGTCGTGGAGGAACGGGCGAGATCGTCACGGATCCCGGACCAGGAATGACACACTGGACGCCAGCCTTCCGGCCGGGCGTCCAGCGCCTCTCTCGGGCCTCAGGGCGTCGTGCGCCTCTGATGATCGGGGGAGTGGGTGGGCGGCGACTTAGCGCGCGGTCGCCTGGTTCAGCGTCCCGCAGCCGCGGCAGGTGGCCGTCGCCGGAAGGCTCACCAGGTATTCGTGCCCGCGCGCAAAGCTCAGATGCATCACACCGTCACGGCGCACGCCCAGCAGCTTGCTGCAGCAGCTGCAGCGCCAGTCGTTCGCAGTGCCCGCGATGCGGGTGGCGAGGCCAGCAGGCACTTTGCGAGCCGGGCGGAAGGAAGTGGGGGTCGGCATTTGGAATGCTCCTCTGTGATCAGGAGCACCCCAAATGAAGCAGCGAATCGGAGTTAGTCAGACCCCCTGAACGGAGTTGGAGCGGAGTTGGAGCTCAGACGGCGATCTCCCACAGTCCGCGCTTCGGGGAGCGCAGGAAGCCGTCCTTCAGTTTATTCCAAAGAATTTGACCAAAAATGTTGCCAAGCGACTGATCGCCAAAGCCAGCCGTCAGGTCCTCCGACTTCATGGGACTCGGATGTGCCTGAACCAGTCGATCGATAACAACCACTCGCTGGGCGCCCACGATCTCGATGGTGCCCTTGCCGGGGACGCTCAACACACCCACGCTATCGCCCGACTTCTGGAACTCGACCGCCGCGCTGCCATGGGCAAGCGATCGGTTCCGACGAAACGCCGTTGCAAGGCTCGTCAGGTCCACAGCAAACTCGGCCGCGTCCGGGAGAATGTGATCGGTGAGCCTGGCAAGCACGTTCGCCGCGAGAGATGTCCCCGGCAGGTCGCCAGCCTGTAGGACAAGGCCGATCCCCTGCTTGTCCCGCGCTCGAAGCTCAGTGTCGATGGCGGCGTGGACACGTTCATCTTCGAGCCTGCGCGCGAGATACAGCGGCACCGCCCGGCCATCGATTTCGAGAGCGCCGAGTGCGACCAGCTCCGGCCTGATGTCCTCCATCGCTGTGATGTCCAGCGCCTTGCCGAGCTGATCGCGCAGGTGGGCCGCAACCCACCCGTCGCGGACCCGATAGACGCGGTAGCGATCGGGCATCGCAGCTGCGGAGGACTGGCCATCGCTCGAGCGCAATTCGGCTCCCCCAGGGGGGACCACGACAGCGGCCACATGCTCCGCGAAATCGTCCTCGTCGTCGACCAGTTCGTCACCTTCCCAACCTGCGGGAACCAGAAACCCGAGATCGAGCAAAGTTTTGACATCTACCCCGCGCTCGAAAAGCCATGAACCGCTGATCCGGTCAGACCCGAGGTTCCACAACGCCAGCAGCGCAGGAAGGACCGCCATGCTCTCTCGGGGCGTCGGTGCCCGCCCGTCCCGCAATATGCCCCAATACCGAAGCAATCGGTGCCCGAGGACCCGTTCAAACGGATCGTCCAGGCTGTGCAGGCTCGTGGTGTTCCGGTCCGTGACGGTAAAGTCGAGAGTACGCTCCCCGTCCACGCCTACGCGACGGTATTGAACCGCAATCTCCACAAACCGGATCGCGAGGGCATTGCGGAATATCCTGTCAAGCCCCGGCTGATCGCTGATCAGCTGTCCGATGTCCTCGTTCAGCGGCGTCGAGACCGACAGCCTGCTGGCGAGGTTGCCGATACTGATGTCCGCGCGGATGACCTGAGCCCGCAGGATGCTCACGTCCTCGAAGTCGGGGATCTCCAGATCGAACCCGCCAAAGAACCGCGCGACGTCATAGGCCTGAAAATCGACGGGTTGTTGCGATGGCTCCTGCTCGAGCACCGTTCTGATGAAGCTCTCGGCCGCGTCATGGCGCAGCTTTCGGGTCCCGGCCCGGACATGCACGCGCCCGGTGCTCGGGGTGTGCACAATCATGATTTCACCGGGCGGGCGAAAATACATTGTCGTGCGCTGCCCGTCGTCGTGGAGTTCCCGCACGCTGGTGGGAGGTTCCGGGTGAACGACCAGGTACATGACCTGAGCGGGTTCATCTCCATCCGGGGGAATGGCGAACCGGTCGACCTCATAGCCGTCGCCCCGGTCAAGCCTCGCGCGCAGATCTTCGAGCAGGGCCCGCAGCGCAAAGGATTCGACATCAGCACCACCGTCCTCCGCAGGCTCGACCATGAACGTCTGATAGTGACGGTCATAGCGGCGATAGAGCCGCAGATGCAGGGTGTTCTCGGCCGCCTCGAACAGCATCGGCTGTTTGAGATATGCTCACAAGCTACGCGCCAGCGCGTCGCGCTGCCCCTCGAACTCGCGCTTCTGCTCTGTCGCCAGTTTGGAGCGAACCAGTCCGTCGAGGGCGAACTGGCCGCGATCTGACGACATGGTGACGATGCGGGCCGCCTCGGTTTCGAGCGGCGACAGCTTCTCCTTGCGCTGCTCGCGCAGCATGGCCGCGGCCGGCACGTTCCCGTCCGCTTCATCCGGATCGAAGTAGTAATCGACCAGCCAGGCCAGTTTGTCGAAAACCCGCATTCGCAGAAACGCGGCGATCATCGACGCATCGGCGTCGCCGAACAGGCGGGACAGGGCGGGGCAGGACCTGGCTGGCGCTCGAACCATGCAGATCTCCATGATCAGAGTTTTCCAACGCTAACCCAAGCGGGGAAAAGCGCAAAATAATCTTGTGTACCGTGTCCCGATCCTCCGGGACGGGTGGCTTTTCATCTTCGAGAAGCCTGTGAGCCCGAGATGAAGCGCCCCAACCCCTTGTCACCCTACCTTATGACACCCGCCGAACGCCGCGCCGAGCTGTGCGCCCTGCTGGCGCTCGGGCTGGTCCGACTTATGAAGCGCGAGCGGGGCGAACCTTTTGACGAAATTGGAGAAATTCGCCTACACTATCCGCCCGACCAATGCCGTCATGCAACCCGGAAGCCAACGGAGAAAGCATGACGACGCACGACCCCATCCCCGCGCGCCTGGCCGCACTCAAGACGACGCCGACGCCCGACTTGAAGCAACAGTGGCGCGACCTGTTCGACAGCGAGCCGCCGCCGTTCAACCGGCGCTACCTCGAAAGCCGCATCGCCTATCGCATCCAGGAACTGGCCTATGGCGGGCTGAAGCCCGAGACGATCCGGCGGCTGGAGCGGCTGGGCGAGGAACTTGACGGCGGCGACAGGAAGAAGCGCGGCATCCGTGCCGACCGTGACCGCCCGATCACTGGCACACGCCTCCTGCGCGAATGGCAAGGCGTCGAACAGGTCGTTACCGTCACCGCCGACGGCTTCGAATGGCAGGGGCGACCCTACAAATCGCTGTCCGCCATCGCCCGTGCCATCACCGGCACCCGCTGGAACGGGTGGACCTTCTTCGGGCTCAAGAACCACAGGGGGCGGACATGACGAAGCCGCCGGAAAGATCGAAGGTCGTCCGCAAGCTGCGCTGCGCGGTCTACACCCGGAAATCCTCCGAGGAAGGGCTGGAGCAGGAGTTCAACAGCCTCCACGCCCAGCGCGAGGCATGCGAAGCCTACATCGCCAGCCAGCGGTCGGAAGGCTGGGTGCTGGTCCGCGATCAATATGACGATGGCGGCGTCTCCGGCGGGACGCTGGATCGGCCCGGCCTGCAGCGGCTCATGGCCGACATCGAGGACGGGCTGGTCGATGTCGTGGTGGTCTACAAGATCGACCGACTCTCGCGCTCGCTCGCAGACTTCGCCAAGCTGGTCGAGGTGTTCGACCGAAACGGCGTGACCTTTGTCTCGGTGACCCAGGCCTTCAACACGACCACGTCGATGGGCCGGCTGACGCTTAACATCCTGCTCTCGTTCGCCCAGTTCGAGCGGGAGGTCACGGCTGAGCGCATCCGCGACAAGGTCGCCGCCAGCCGCAAGAAGGGCATGTGGATGGGCGGGGTGCCGCCCTACGGCTATCGGGTGGAAGCCCGGAAGCTGATCACCGACGAGGAGGCGGCCGAACAGGTCCGCTGGATCTTCGCCCGCTTCCTCGAGATCGGATCGGGCACCGAACTGGCGCGGGAGATCGCGAAGCGCGGCATCCGCACGCAGCGCGGCAACCGGATCGACAAGAAGTACCTCTACCGGATGCTGAACAACCGCGCCTACATCGGCGAAGCGGTCCACAAAGGCGAGAGCTATCCCGGAGAGCATGACGCCATCATCGACCGCAACACATGGGACTGCGTACACGCCATTCTGCAGGAAAGCCCGCGCAAGCGCGCCGCCCGCACCCGCGCCGACACGCCCTCGCTGCTGCGGGGTTTGCTCTACGGCCCCGATGGTGCAGCGTTCTCACCGACACACACCCGCAAGGGCGGGCGGCTGTACCGCTACTACGTGAGCCAGACTGTTCTGAAGCATGGGGCCGGTTCCTGTCCTATTGGCCGGGTGCCAGCGGGTGAAATCGAAGCTGCCGTCATCGACCAGCTGCGCGCCGTGCTCCGGCAGCCCGAAATCGTTGCGGGCACGTGGAAGGTGGCCAGACATAAAGATGCGGGGATCAACGAGGCCGAGACCTACACAGCCCTGACCCTGCTTGAGCCGCTATGGAATGAAATGTTCCCAGCCGAACAGGCCCGCATCGTGGCGCTTCTGGTGGAGCGGGTCGACATCGGCACCGATGGGCTGAATGTGCGACTGCGCACGGACGGTCTGGCAGCGTTGGCGCGCGAGATGGGCCCAGAGGTGGGAGCAGCGGCATGACCCGCACAAAGGCGATCCCAGATACCATCACCGTGCATGTCCCGTTCCGCCTTGTGAAGCGCGGCGGTCGGAAAGAGATGCTTGTGCCCGCCGGTCAGAATGCCCCGCGTCAGCCTTCCGCAACGGTCATCAAGGCGCTGGCCCGTGCGTTCCGCTGGAAGCAACTGCTTGACACCGGCGAGTTCTCGACTGTCTCAGAACTCGCGCACAAGGAGGGGATCTCGACCACCTACCTCGCGCGCATCCTCCGTCTGACGCTCTTGGCTCCTGAAATTGTCGAGGGTGTGCTTGACGGACAGTACAAGACAGAGTTGCTCAAGGCCGCCGTGCAAGCTGACTTCCCATCCGAATGGGAAGCGCAACGCGCTTTGTCTTTGACATGCGACTCAGCAAGTTAGCGTCTATCCATCATCTTACATCTTGGCTAAAGTAGCTCCAACTCGGGGAGGAGCTCACCATGCAAAGCATGTCGGCGCGCGATGCCAAGAACGCCTTCGGGCGGCTGATCGACATGGCGCGGGCCGAGCCTGTTGCCATCGAGAAGTACGGCCGGTCTGTCGTCGTGGTGCTTGCCGTTGAAGAATTCGAGCGACTGACGGCAAAGGCGAAGAAGCAGGTGGCTTCCGGGGCATCGGGCAAACGCCCGGGGCAAGAAGACTGATCAAACATAACAACAGACCGGACAAACCGGCAGGAGACTGAACGACATGGCAAGCCACTCGGACCTGGCGAACTTGATCTGGCAGATCGCGGACCTCCTGCGCGGGCCCTATCGCCCGCCGCAGTATGAGCGCGTCATGCTGCCGCTTGTCGTTCTGCGTCGCTTCGATTGCGTGCTGGCCAATACAAAGGACCAGGTTCTGGCGGAGTATGAAAAGCGAAAGGGTGGAAGGCTGGAGGACGATGCTCTCGACCGGATGCTCAACAAGGCATCCGGGCACCGCTTCCATAACCGTTCGCCGATGACGTTCCAAACGATGATCGGCGATACCCCCAACTTGGCACGCCACCTTTCGTCATACATCAGTGGCTTCTCGGCCAACGTGAGGCGCATATTCGACTTCTTCGAATTCACCAACGAAATCGAGAAGATGGACGAGGCGAACATCCTCTACCTCGTGCTGAAAGAGTTCCTGAAGGTCGATCTGCATCCAGACCGGGTAAAGAACGATCAGATGGGCCTCGTATTCGAAAACCTCATCCGACGATTCAACGAACTGGCCAATGAGACTGCGGGCGATCACTTCACGCCCCGCGAGGTGATCCACCTTATGGTCGATCTTCTTTTCATGGATGCTGACGACGTGCTCAGCAAGCCAGGCACCGTCATGCGCATGCTCGACCCGGCATGCGGCACGGGGGGCATGCTTGCTGAGGCACAGCGCTACATGCGCGATCACCACAAGGAAGCGAAGCTCTACGTCTACGGCCAGGACTATAACAAGCGCGCCTTCGCAACGGCCGCTTCCGACATGCTCATGAAGCAGGTCGACCACAACGGCGGCGGTGAGAACGTCCAGTACGGCGACAGCTTCACCGACGACAAGTTCGAAGGACAGACCTTCGACTACTTCATCGCCAACCCGCCCTTCGGCGTGGACTGGAAGAAGCAGCAGAAGGAAATCGTCCGCCGCCACGAGAAGGCCCCGCAAGACAGCCCGTGGAGCGCTGGCCTGCCGCGCGTGAACGACGGATCCTTGCTGTTCCTGCAGCACATGATCTCGAAGTTCGAGGACGTCGATCCCGAGTCGCAGAAGTATGGCTCGCGTGCAGCCATCGTGTTCTCGGGCTCACCCCTGTTCACCGGGGGTGCAGGCGGTGGCGAAAGCAACATCCGCAAGTGGATCATCGAGCGCGACATGCTCGAGGCCATCGTCGCCCTGCCGGAGCAAATGTTCTACAACACCGGGATCGGCACCTACATCTGGGTCGTCACCAACAACAAGCCCGACCATCGCAAGGGCACCATCCAACTGGTCGACGCGCGCGACATCTGGATGCCCATGGGTCGCAGCCAGGGCGACAAGCGCCGCAAGATCGGCGCGGGCAAGGCACCCGAAGGGGATGATCGCCCGGACGAGCCCGATCAGATCGCCGAGATCGTGCGCCTCTACGGCGGCTACGCCCAGAATGCCAAGTCCAAGATCTTCGACAATGCCGATTTCGGCTATACCCGCGTCACCGTCGAGCGCCCGCTGCGGCTGCGCTACAAGATGACAGTCGAGGACAAGGCCCGCTTCCTCGACGCGGCGCCGCATCTGCTCGACGACATTCAGGCGATCGACCAGGCGCTGGGGCGCGAGCCGGAACTGGATTGGAACAAGGTCTGGGCCAGCATCGAGAAGCTGTTGAAAAAGCGCGAGTCCCGCTGGCGCGCGCCCGAGGTCAGGCTGTTCCGCAACGTGTTCACCGAGAAGGATCCGGAGGCCGAGAAAGTCAGGGAAGGCAAGGGTTTCGAGGCCGACCCCGACCTGCGCGACTTCGAGAACGTGCCGCTGAAAGAGGATATCGACGCCTACTTCGCGCGCGAGGTTCTGCCGCATGTGCCCGATGCCTGGATGGACCGGAGCAAGGACAAGGTCGGCTACGAGATCAACTTCAACCGCCACTTCTATCAGATCACGCCGCCCCGCAGGTTGGTCGACATCGACGCGGACCTGAAGCAGGCGGAGGACGAAATCCTGCGGCTCTTGCGGGAGGTGACGGAATGAACGTCGTTTCTGCCACAGCCGTGCTGCCCGATCAGTGGATCCTCAAGAAGCTGAAATATGTCGCGCGGATGGCCGCCGGTGATGCGATCACGTCCGACGAAATACGCGATGAAGGTGAGTATCCCGTCTTCGGCGGAAACGGCCTTCGGGGCTATACCGACCGCTTCAACCGCGAAGGTGATTTTGTTCTCATTGGTCGGCAGGGGGCACTTTGCGGGAACATCAACTACGCTTCTGGCCAGTTCTGGGCGTCCGAGCATGCGATTGTTGCGGATGTTCAAGGCAACGCAGAAGTTCACTGGCTTGGTGAGCTCCTTACCTTCATGAACTTGAACCAATATTCGCAGTCCGCCGCGCAACCCGGGATTGCCGTTGAGGTGATTGCTAACCTTCCTGTTCCCGTTCCGCCAAGATCGACTCAGAAGGCAATTTCGCGGTTCCTTGTTGCTGAAACCGCCGAAATCGACGCGCTGATCGCTGCCAAGCAGAAGCTGCTCGACCTGATGGCCGAGAAACGGCGCGCCATCGTGGCCGAGGCCGTCATGCGCGGCCTCGACCCTTCGGTCCCGCTGCGTCCCTCCGGCATAGACTGGCTCGGCGACATTCCCGCGCATTGGGAGGCTCTTGATCTCAAATGGGTCGTTGCCCGAGTTACGTCGGGGGTGAGCGTCAATGCAACCGATCAGCCGGCACAAGGTGACGAGCTTGGTGTCCTGAAGACGAGCGCAGTGCTCGCAGGTTCCTTCTTTCCGTCGGAGAACAAGTCGGTCTGGCTTCATGAATACCAGCGCGTTTCTTGCCCCGTGTCGGCAGGTTCAATCATCGTAAGCAGAATGAACACGCCGCTACTAGTCGGGGAGTCAGGGTATGTTGAAACTGACCACCCCAACCTTTTCTTGCCCGACCGGCTTTGGAAGATCGAAACCAAGGTCAAGCGCGCTCTGCCAAGATTTGTCGCTCAGGTGCTGTCATCGCCGATGGTTAGGTCCGCCATCTCGGAAATGGCGACCGGAACGAGCGCCAGCATGAAGAATCTGTCTCAAGAGGACCTGTTGAATCTGCCGATCCCGCTGCCGCCGCTCGATGAACAGCAACAGATCGTCGAACATATCAGCACCGAAACCGCCAAGATCGACCGCCTGCGCACCGCGACCGAGAACTCCATCGCCCTGCTGAAGGAGCGCCGCGCAGCCCTGATCGCAGCCGCCGTGACCGGCCAGCTCGAAATCCCGGAGGCCGCATGA